GCGCAAAATAGAGAAGTAACGCACTGATTTTTGCAAGGATTAGCAGATGACAGAAAAAAAAATTACCGCACGTCTCAGCGAAAAAAAAGAAATCAGAATTTCGGTACCGTCCGGCTTGGATGCTAATTTATTTTTTTCTTCCCCGCGAACAGAAAACGGCCATTTTGTTTTTGATATTTTTGTACCTACTTTGGCAGTCGTAACGTTCATCAAAAAACCTGAGCCGCAACCATTGACTAATAACTCGCAAAGTTAGTAGGATTCGCTGAGCTGGTTGATCCAGCGACCGCGTCACGGCGAGTGTCGGGCGCGTGTTTTTGAGAAAGATTCTCCTGTCGCGGCGTGGTCGGGCATGAGTGAAACCAATAGGTTTTGCCGTGCCAACTCTCTCAATCGACCAGCAAATTCAGGCGCTGATCGCCTCTTACCGCCTCAAGGCCGAAGACGGCCTGACGTTCTCCGAGTTCCTGCAGCTGCTCGATGAATTCACCGCCGCGGTGATGGACATCGTGGCCGTGCTGAACAAACCAGGCGAGGAAAAAAAGGCGATCGTGCTCGCCGCCGTCGGCAACCTCTTCGATGCTCTCGTACCAGCGATCGCACTTCCGCTGCCTTGGTACCTGGCGTGGCTGGCGCCGGTCATTCGACCGATTCTTCGCTACGTCATCATCTCGACGGCGAGCGCTTTGATCGAGCAGATCTACACAGCCAAGTTCGCGCCGTAGGTGTCCCCGGCTTCGCGTCTGTTCGGCTTCTTTCGAGGGTTCGCCCGTGCAAGCGTTTCTTCAGCAATACGGCCAGTTGATCGGGTTTGGCATCCTCGTGCTCTTGCTGCTGCGGATGTCGATCGACTTCGGGCAAGCAATGGGCTGGATTCGCGCCGGTATCGCATGGCTCCGGCCGACATCCACGGCACAGTCGCCGATCGATGCTGACGACGAAACCGAAGCGCTCCGCGCGACCAAGTACCTGCTGAAGTACTTCACTCGCCATCACTGTCCTGCCGGCATTGCCGCGGCGAAGACCTGCGGCCAGCACCTGCTCGATCACGGCGACGATCCCGCGCCGACTCCGGGAGCGAGCTAATGAAGGCGCAGCCGCTCAAGCAAACCGAATCCGGCTACACATGCTGCGAGCCCAATGAGGCAACGCACGTGATGCTGAACATGCCGGGCCCCATCCCCACGCGGTTCATTCCCGTGATGATCGGCGGGACTCGCGCGGGTACCGGCAACTGGACGTGGAATGGCAGCGTCGATAGCCCGACGTTGAAGCCAAGCATCCTGACAAGAACGAGCTACGGCGACCGAAAGATTGTTTGCCATTCATTCGTCAACGACGGCATGGTGCAATTTCTCACTGATTGCACGCATGAGTTCGCAGGGCAGACGGTTCCACTGTTGGACGTTGATGAGTCGCACTTCCCGCCAAACGCAGGAGCGCAGCGGTGAAGAAAAACGACCCCATCACGATTCTCGGCATCCTGCTCGCGGGCTGGCTGTTTTTCGGCGCGCCGATCGGCATTCCGGCGATCGTCAGCGAACCACCGCCGTTCAAGGCCGACAAGCTTTGCGTGCTGGTTGTTGAAGAGTCGGTCGAACGCAACTCGTACACGCCTGGCCAGCGCGAGGCAATGCTCGCGGTTGATGGCGCTGGCTCGATCCGTGGTTACGTGAACGGCAAGGGCGGCGAGTATCTGCTCTGGGACAAGGATCAGCAGCCGACCAAAGACACCCAGCCGTGGGTTGCCGAAGCCCTGAAGGTCCGCGGCGACAAGCTGCCGTGGATCGTCGCGGCAACGCCGAGTGCGGGGTTCACCAAGCAGCTGCCGGCGACTGCGGAGGAAACGATCACAGCCCTGCGGAAGGTAGGTGGGCCGTGATGGATTCGCGCATCGATACATACCGGCATATCCAAACCGTGCAGGCGATCCTGGCAAAGGCTATCGCCGATCTGCAGCGGCGCGCTTTGATCCACGATCAATCGAAGCTCGCCAGTCCCGAGGTCGAGATTTTCGATGAGATGACGCCGAAACTTGCGGCATCGACTTACGGCAGCGATGAGTACAAGGGTTTCCTCGCGCAGATGAAGCCGGCGCTCGACCATCACTACGCCGCGAACGATCACCATCCGGAGCACTACCACCCACAGCCGTACACCTACCTGGAATGTGGCGGGTGTTTTAAGCGGTTTCCGAGCAATTGGGATAAGTGCTGCGATGCGTGCGGATACACCGTTTACGAGCAACTTGCCCCTGCCACTCATCAACCATCTGGTTTGCACCGCATGTCCCTGCCAGCGCTCCTGGAAATGCTCTGCGACTGGCTTGCCGCAACGAAGCGGCACAACGACGGCGACATTCGCAAGTCGATCGAGATCAACCAAAAACGTTTCGGCTACGGCGACGAGCTGAAGCAAATCCTGCTCAACACACTGAAGGTGATCGAATGAAGATCGTCGACGACAGCAACTGGCAAAACGAGCTGGTCATCGGCCAAACCCTCACGGGCCTCAAGGGCGGCTTCGGTTATCAAGCCCCGCCGGCCGGCTACAGCAGCGGCATGAAGGCCTTCGGCGCCGAAGTTCCCACGATCCCGCGCAGCGAGTGGCCCGATCGGATCAAGGAACTGAAGGCCAAGGGGATGAACATCAGCCACTTCCAGAAGTGGAGCTGCGACAACCAAGGGTCATTCCCCACCTGCTGGGCCGCCGGTACCTGCCAGGCGATGGCGACCGCTCGCGTGATGGCGATGGGACTGTCTCACCATGTCCGATACTCCGCGATGTCGATCGCCGTGCCGATCAGCGGCGGCAACAGCGGCGGCTGGGAAGAAGAGGCCGTGAAGTACGCGCGAAATCACGGCGTCGTCGATTCGGCTCTGTGGGGTTACACCGACCGCTCGCGCAAGGACAGCGACCCGAAGGTTCAAGAGAACCGGGCCAAACACAAGTGCCTCGAATCGTACACCTGCCGCGGGTTCGATGAGTTCGCCACGGCGCTGCTGCTCGGGTTCCCGTGCACCGTTTCCTACAACTGGTGGTCTCACGTCGTGATGCTCACCGACCTGGTCGAGATCGAGCGCGGCAGCTTCGGCTTCCTGATCCGAAACAACTGGGGCGACGGCTACGGCGACAAAAACGAATACGGCTTCGGCGGCTATGCAGTGTTCCGCGAGGGCCGTGGCACTCCCGGCGGCGGCGTTGCGATTCGCCAGATGATGGCCAGCCAGAAGTAAATCTCAGCCGCCGCGACCGTCATAGGGGCCACCGAAAGGTGGCCAGCGGCATTAGAGGACCGCTTTTCGTGTTCTGCAGTTTGCAGTTCCAAGTTTCCATTTTGAAAGGACGTCGCTATGAGAGGTCAGTTGTTCTCGCTTGTAGTTGGAGTGGTCGCGCTCGCCGCGGCCGCATTTGGTAGGCAGACGCCGCAGGATCCCGCCGATACGTTCGCTTATCGCTCTGTGCCGCTGATCAGCTCGATCGACTTTGCAGATCTCGCCAAACGATCGCCCGTATGTGACTGCGACACCGGCAAAAAATGCCCGTGTGCTGACTGCCTCTGCAATACCGTGCCGCAAGAGCCGCTGAAGGTCGGGTTGCCGCCGGACTTGGTCAGCATCGCGAATGGTGCAATCAAAAGTGAACAGGTGCAACACCGTTTCACTTCTCCGAATGAACCACCGCCTGGCCTGATCGTACCTGTCGCATCAACCGTCAAGAAAATCATGACGGTTCAACCCGCATCGACAGGTCATTGGGAGACGAGATACGCCGGCATTCGCGGCAGACGATCGTATCAAGTGTGGGTCTCACATCAGCCGTTGACCGCTTCCAGCGAATGTACGAGCGGAGCATGTAGCACCGGATACGGATCAGCCCCGATGCGCTACGGCGGCGCGTGCCGCAGCTGCAGGTAGTTTCTTCGCTCGACAGCCCTGTCAGTTGGCAAAACCAATAGATCGGACTGATCCAAGATGGATGAGACCCAACTCACAGCAGGAGTCGCCGGCGGCGCGATCGTCGCGTTCGTGACGCTCCTGCTGAAACACGGCTGGCCCGCCGTCAAAGAGTGGTGGGGGCTGCAGAGTGATCGCGAAAAGGTGATCGCAGCCCAAGCCAAGGAAGGGCCCGCGATGGTTATCGTGCGGCTCGAAATGGAATTGAAAGAAGTTCGCGAGCGGACAGATCGCGATCTAGCCGAGCAGAGACAGCGGTTTAACGAGGTTCTTGGCGAACTGAAATCGCTGCAAAAAGACCACAGCAACTGCCAGATCGAGCAGGCAGAATTGCGGGCGATGATCCAGTTGCAGGATATGGAGATCAAGGAATTGAAGGGCGAGATCGAGGACCAGCGGACGGAAATCACCGAACTTAAAGCAGGCAAATGACCCAGCAGCCCAACAACTCGATGAGCTCCGGCATGACCGCAGGCACAGCAATTCTGCTGCTTGTCGCTGTCGCGCTGTTGATGTTCTCGTCCTTCCGCGGTTGCGGCCTGCCTGGCTGGGAGATCTCGCTGCCGATCGGCAAGGTCCGCGTGCACCGTCATCGTGCCCGCGCCCACGCCGCCGGCGACGCGCTGCCTGATCTTCGGCTTCTCGTCCTGCCCGGCCTGTCAGCAGTTGCATCGCACGATCCGCCGCGAGGTAGTGCCGAAGGGCTGGAAGCTCGGCCCGCTGCCGACGGATGACATCGAAGAGATCGACATCTACAGCAGCGACGTGCGGGTCAGCCGTTACAAGCACTCGTCCTATCCGACTCTGATCATCGTTGACCAGGCGGGCAAGGAGCTCGATCGGAAGTCCGACGCGATGAGCGCCGATTCGCTTATCGCGTGGGTTCAATCAACCAGAAAGTGAGGTTTGCCGTGAAAGATCTGAATAGTGCGTTGTTATTCACATTTTTTGTTCTGGGAATCGTCGTGGGTTCGATCTTCGTGCTGACCGCACACAACTGCTGCTGCGAAGCGCCGCATTGCCAGCCAGTCGTTCCCGCCTGCGTTGACTGCGAAGGTCGATTGCAGCGGCTCGAGCGAATCGTGTTCAAACAGGGCGCGACGGCCGAATAGCCTAGTTCAAAGATCGAAGCATAAGAGGTTCGGATCGAGCAATGATCTGTGCATCTAGTGAACGAGAATATCCAGCAAACACTACAAGCGCGTGCTGAAGCTGCCACCCAAAAACAGCAACAGGGTGAGCAGCTCACGCCTAAAGAAAAACGCGATATAGCTCGGTTTCAAGAGCAACAGACCGACCAGTTACGACACGAACATTACGCGACGGTTTCCAAGAAGGATTTTTGCGCCTTAGCGAATCGACAGCGCAAGCAGATCGACGATCTGCACCGCAATTATGGTGCACCAGTCGATGGAAGAGAGGTGAATCTTTATAAGTTTGTGAAATGGGTTTTCGATTTTATTGCAAAGAAGAGTCGTGTTCTCAGTCAGTCTGAAAACACGATGGCAGACGAGCAGTTACTCGAAAGAAAAATCCAGGAAGCCACCTACACCCTGAAATGCCTTGAGATCGCCAGCAAAAAACGGGAGCTGATCTCCCGTGGTGAGACTCGCCAATCGCTTGCGGTAGTGGCATCGCACATTCGAAGCGCTGGCCTTGATTTGCAGGAGCGATTTGGCCGTGACGCGCTAGAAATCCTGTCGCGACATCTGGACGCTGCTGAGGCCGAGATTAAAGCCAGCCTAAGTGAAACAGTTTTATGATCAGTTTTTTACTAACAATCTCCATTCTTGCATCGACGGCCACCGCGATTACTCCGGATCCGCCGCCACGGCTTGCAGCATCGCCGGCGACAGCATCCAGCCCATGGCCTGACTCACCTCTCGGCGCGGAGCTGAGTCAGTTTTTTCACGAGGCGCGCGCTTGCAAACTGCGCACGATGCGCGAATTTGCCGAGCAAGAGATCGTGCTGCCACCGACCGGCCCTTACCGCAATCTGAAGTTTCGTTGCGATCGTCAACCATACGCAGGATTGTTTTTTGACGAGATCGATCGCGGCGGCTGGGGTGTCATCAATGCCACTGGGCCATCTCAGTCGGGCAAAACTCTCACCTGCACGATCATTCCGCTGCTGTATCACCTGTTCGAACGCCAGGAAACCGTGATCTTTGGTTTGCCAGATAAGGACATGGCGAACGACAAGTGGACGAAAGACATTCTCCCCGTGCTGATGCGGACGCGGTATCGGGAGCTACTGCCCGAGCGCGGCGAGGGTTCTCGCGGCGGCAAAGTGGTCGACTCGATCGAGTTTCGGAACGGCGCAACACTGAAGTTCATGTCGGCCGGCGGCGACGATAAGGAGCGGTCGCACTTCACGGCGCGTGTGTTGGTGATCACTGAATTGAACGCGTTCGGCAAGTCGGGTGAATCCAGCGAAGAATCGACAAAGTACGAGCAGCTCCGGGCTCGTGTGCTCGCGTTCGATGATCAAGCAATCATCTATCAGGAATGCACCGAGACTATCGAAACCGGCCTGGTGCACGTGCATTACCAGCTCGGCACGGCCAGCCGAATTGTTTCTCCATGCCCGCATTGTGGTCACTTCGTTGCCCCCGACCGCGAGCAACTCATTGGCTGGCAGGATGCGATCGACGAATACACCGCGCGCGAACGTGCGGTGTTTATTTGCCCGCGTGAAGAGTGCGGCCACATCATCACAGACGATGAACGTCGCCAGATGCTGAGCCAGGCCCGATTGGTGCATCGCGATCAAGAAATCCTGCCGGATGGCACGATAGTCGGCGATGCTCCCCGTACCAGCACGCTCGGTTTTCGCTGGGGAGGCTTTGATAACCTACTCCGCAAAACCGGATCCCTGGCTGTCGAAGAGTGGAAAGGCGCCCGCGATCCCAACAAGGAAGCCGCCGAACGCAAGCTCTGCCAATTTCAGTGGGGACGGCCGTACAAGTCGGACAGCGAAGAGGCCGTTTTGCTGCGCGCCAATGAGATCACAGCTCGACTGGGCAAATGGTCGCGCGGCGTGGTTCCGCGCGAGACGATCGCCCTTACTACGGGCATCGACTTGCACAAGCGGTTCGGCCAGTGGATGACCATCGCTTGGCTGCATCAGTTCGGCGGCCACATTGTCGACTACGGAGATTTCCCGATCGCTGGCGATCGGTTTGGCCCCGACCAGGCCATTGAGTCAGCACTCCGAACAGAGCAAAAAGGTTTTCTATCCACTGGCTGGGTTGTCGAGGACACCGGCCGGCAGCGCTGCGCGGATTTGCACCTGATCGATATTGGCTACTTCCAAGATGCCGTGTTTCGCTTTTTGCACTCGCTGCCGGACGAGCTGCGGCCGCACTACCGGGCTGCGAAGTGCTACGGTGCGGGCAAATTCCGTGCTGAGCGTTACACCAAGCCAAAATCCAAAAGCAACACGGTCCTGGCGATCGGCGAAATGTTCCACCTGGCTGACTATGCGTCCGATGGTGTGGTCGTTTTCGAAATGTCGGCCGACTATTGGAAGTCGTTCTTTCATAACCGGTTGGCGACCGCGCTCGTTAACAACGCTGGCACTCCCGGCGCCATCTCGCTCTTCTCGGCATCGCCGCGCGTGCATGACGAGCTGGCTGATCATCTGACGGCCGAGCGAAAGTTTTACGAATTCGTCGAGGGTGACGGTTACATCGAACGCTGGGAGCGAGTTCGTCGAAAGAACCACTTGCTCGACTGCGCGAGCATGGCGACAGCCGGCGCTAACTGGTGCGGTTTGCGGTTCACGCCGCCGGCTCCGCCTCCGCGCGAAGAGCCGGTCGAGCTGCTCACTCTTCCCGATGGGCGGCCGTTTTGTGTGTTGGATCGATAGTTTTCTTATTTGAAGGGATTTAGCGAATGGCAAAGAACACGAAGCGTGAGGGCTCGGTAAGCAATCAAGCAGATCCGCCGCTGATCGGCGATTGGTCAAGCGGCAACCCGCTGGCCGACGTCGATCGCATGATTGAGCATGCGAATGCGACCACCGGTTTGCCGGCAGATCCGCAATGCTGCACTTCGGTCGAGGTCTCAATCACCGAAGTGCAAGGCGAATTCTGTGTTCCTCTTCCGGTTCTCGAAGCCTCGCCTACCGGCCACATCAAAACATCCGCCAATGTGCGGTTGCTCGGCTGCCCTCTCGCCCAGCAAGTGCTTACTAGGCTTCGCACGGAGCTTAATAAACGGGCGGCACGAATGGACAACGGCCGGTTCGTTCAGGATCCGTCGCACGCGTTGATTTGGCTGCTTGAGCAGTATGGTCGTGCGCTCGGCTTGGACAAGACGCACGGAAGAAAAAAGCATTAGCACGTAATGTGCCGGTGAGAACTAAAACCGAAATTCTCGCGGGAATTTTGATTCAGCATCAAATAGGTATTGCTGAACTGTTTTTGGATTAGATGATTTCGCCATGCCGCTCAGCAGTTCGCCGACCTATGACGACGTGAAAGCCGCGTACGCGGCCAATGTCGGCTATGACCTCGATGGCGACGTTGCCGCGTGCCGCGAGTTCATTAAGGCTTGCCGACTGCTCCTCTCGCCCCAATTCGGCGTTAAGCGAGCCAGCCACGGCGGCCGCGGCGCGGAAGAGGTCGAGCTCGATCAAACGCTGCTCGAAAAGCAGTTGAACGCCGCGCTGCAATGGTTCGCCGCCAATTCCAGCACCCACGCCGCAGCAAGCGTGGTTCATCCAGATTTCACCGGATTCCGCGATTAACGATGGCCCGCCGCCGCGCACAAGCCGACGAACTCGCCCCCAGTCTTGCGGAAGCCTTCCGCGAGCTGCGGAATGAGTTTCGCGCCGACTACGCGATCGGCGAAAACAACCGCTTCACGCCCGCCCCGCGGGGCGTCGCTTCAACGGGCAGCGGCGCCGATTATCACTACCGCAGCGAGTCCCGTTTTCTCCGCGCCATCGAACGCGCCCGGCATTACGATCGCAACGATATGGTGGTCGGCCAGGGCGTCAACCGCTTGTGTGCCAACGTGGTGCAGACCGGTTACAACCTCGACGTGCAGACCGGCGACGAAAAGCTCGACGCCGAGCTCGAAAAAATGTGGTGGGAGTGGGCCGAAGATCCGGATCTGTGCGACCTGGAAGGCGAAAAAACGTTCTACGATCTCGAACAGCTCACGCTCCGCCAGACCGTGGTTGACGGTGATGCGCTGGCTCTCCTGCTTGGTGCTGGCTCCATTCAGCTGATCGAAGCCCATCAGCTCCGTACGCCCGCGTACTTCCGCAACAAATTGGTGCACGGCATTCAGCTCGATCCAAAGACTCGGCAGCGCGTCGCCTATTATGTGATGGATGAGTCGCTCGATCCGCTCCAGCCCGCTGGCCGCGGCGACAAATACACCAAATACGATGCCCGCTCGGCTGACGGCGAACGGCATGTATTGCACCTCTACGATCCGCGGCGATACACCCAGCGGCGCGGCGTCACTGCCCTGGCGCCCGTCGGGGAAACGATCGGCATGCACGGCGATGTGCAATTCGCCACGCTCGTCAAAGCCCAAGTGGCCAGCGCGTTCGCGATCCTCGAAGAAAACGTCAACGGCGTTCAACCTCCGGTTACTGGTCGCCCCGTTACGACGGGCAGCTCAAGCACCGAAACGCTCGAAGATGGCACAACGCGAACGAACCAGGGGATTTCGCCTGGCATGCGTGTGAAGGCCGCGCCTGGCTACAAACTCACTGGATTCTCGCCGAACATCCCGAATCCGGAATTCTTCCCGCACTCGATGCTGCTGCTCACGTTTATCGCCATCAATCTTGATTTGCCGGTACACGTGCTGCTGCTCGACCCCAGCAAAACGAACTTCAGTGGCTGGCGCGGCGCGATCGACCAGGCGCGGATCCGCTTCCGCCAGATCCAGCAGTGGCACATCCGTCGGTTTCACTCGCCGGTCTACCGCTGGAAGCTGCGGCAGTTCGCCGAAATGTATCCCGACATTCGCGCCAAGCGCGATGTACTCGGCCCGCAATTCTTCAACCACCATTGGCACCCGGACGCCTGGAGCTATATCGAGCCCAATAAGGATGCCGCCGCCGATCTGCTGCAGACCAGCAATCTGATGCTCAGCGAGCGCCGCCGTGCGATGCGGCTCGGTATGCAATTCAAGCCGCTGGTACAGGAGATCATCGAGGACCGCGTGCACATCATCCGCGAGGCCCAGAAAGCCGCGGACGCGCTCAATGCCGAATTCAGCGGCAAGCTCGAACTGACCTGGCGGGATATCGCCCCGCTCCCCACGCCGCAAGGCATCACCGGCACGCTCGACAAGGAAGAGACCGAGCCAGCCGAGCCCACGAAGAAGGAGGCCGCCGTTGCCTAACGCGATTACATTGCCAGCCGAGCAGCGCGGCGCAATTCCGCACTTCGACCAGTACCTGGGTGAGTGGGCTATGCGCGAAGAGAATGTCCTAGCGCTGTGGCAATTCGCTGGCAAGCTGAACATTAACCTGCACCTGGCTGGCCCAAGAGCGCAAGAGGCGATGGCGGCCGGCGGGGATGTTGATTATCGAGTCGATAGCAACGTCGCGGTGATCGGCCTGGCCGGCTCCCTGATGAAACAGACGAGCAGCCTTTCGTCGGGCACTTCGACGGTCATGGTCCGCAAGAAGATTCGCGCTGCCGTTCGCAATCCGGACGTGCATGGCATCCTGTTGCTAATCGATTCTCCCGGCGGCACGGTGGCTGGTACTTTCGAACTCGCCGACGACATTGCCGCGGCCGCGAAGCAAAAGCCGCTGTGGTCTTACTGCGAGGATCTTTGCGCGTCGGCCGCCTATTGGATCGGCAGCCAGGCCGAGCGGGTCTATGCCAACACCACGGCGATCGTCGGCAGCATCGGCACTTACGCCGTGGTACATGACTATTCCGCCGCAGCCGCTAAAGAGGGTATCAAAGTTCACGTGGTGAAGGCCGGCGACATGAAGGGCGCGGGCACTCCCGGAACCGAGATCACCGCCGAGCAGCTCGCCGACTGGCAGGCCCGCGTCAATGAGCTGAACGAATTCTTTATCGCCGGTGTTGCCAGTGGCCGGCGGATGTCGCCCGACCAGGCCCGCAAGCTGGCCGATGGCCGCGTCTATGTAGGCACCGCCGCCAAGAACGCAGGCCTCATCGATGGCGTGCAAACGCTCGATCAAACGTTTTCTCAGTTTCTTTCCCACATCCAATCGCGGAGAAAAAAAACGATGGATGCCAGCCAGACCCTCGAACAGAACACGCTGCTGCCGGCCAATACTGCGGCCCCGCAGCAAACCGCTCCGCCTGCCCCCGCGAAACCGGCCGCGGCGACGGCAGCCGAAATCGAAGCGGCCTGCCCCGGCGCCGATGCGGCCTGGTGCTTTGGCCAACTGAAGGCCGGCGCCACGATCGAAGCCGCCCGCAGCGCGTGGATGGCCGAGCTCAACAGCCGGCTCACGAAGTCGCAAACCGAGCTCGCCGAAGCGAAGAAAGCCCCGCCTGCTCCCGCAGCCACCACGAAACCGAAACTCTCGGGCGTCGATCCCACCCCGCCGAGCAGCGGCCGCCAGGCCACGGAAGAGGAAGCGAGCGATCCGATCGCCGCGTGGGATGCGGCCGTCGCCGACCTGATGACGGAACGCAAGCTCACCAAGGCGCAAGCCACCCGCGAGCTGGTGATCAGCAATTCCGCGCTGCACCAGCAGTACATCGCCGCGTACACGCGGGTCAACGGCCCCAAGGTCGACCGCCGCAACTCGGCTGCGTAGTTCCCTGTTTACCACCGAACGATTTGTAAGTTCGGGCGTCCGTTTCATTTCATCCATCAATCCGGAGTTTTCGCATGTCTCAGCAAACGGAAGGCCCGAACAAATCGTTTGAGGCCGACGGCAGTGTCGCGATGCCGCAATACTCGCGCGTGAAAGTCACCGCCGGCGTGCTGGCCCTGGCCGGCGTCACCGAGCGCGGCATCGGCATCATTCAAGAACCGGTCTATGCCAACGGTCTCACGCAGCACGTTGCCGTGCGACTCTGGAATGCCCCGGGCAGTTTCAAAATGATCGCGGCCGGCGCGGTCACTCTCGACGCGAACGTCTACGCCGCCGCCAGCGGCAAGATGGACGACACGGTCACCACCGTGCTGATCGGCAAAGCCCTTGAAACGGCCAGCGGCAATAACAGCATTATCGAAGTGCTGCCGATCGCCGAAGCCCCCGCCCCCGTTTCTGGCATCGCTTCGGGCTACAAAGTCGCCCGCGGCGAATCGGCCTTCGACGGCAGTAATCCAACCAACATCGTCACCGGCCTGTCGACGGTAATCGCCTTTGTCGCCACGCTCAAAGGAACGGCAGCCCCCGGCGACAACACGTCGGTGCTTACCGTCGACCTTGCTGGCCCGGCGGCTGGCAGTGCCGATGTGTACGCCTGGAAAAACACGGGCGGCACGGATCCCACGCTGGTCGCTTCGACGGGCACGGAATCCTTCTATTGGGTCGCCATCGGCACATAACCGAACCGCAGCGGCTGGGGGCGGCGGTGGCCACCAATGCCCCTGGCTTTTTATTTCTGTCTGACCTTGCTGCGGAGTGAGGTTATGCAATGCGTCCGACTTCGTCACTCGCTACACTTCGCCCCGATCTGGGGTCGATGGTGTCGTTCGATCTGGAAATGAACCGTCAAAAGTTCATTGCCACCCGTCTGCTGCCGATCTTGAGCGTTGAACTGGCAGCCGATTCGTTCGGTAAAATCCCGCTGAAAGAATTGCTCAAACGAGCCGATGCGCGCCGGGGCCCTAAAGGCGACTACAATCGCATCGACTGGAGTTTCACCGACGACAGCTACGCCACGAAGGAATATGGCCTGGAAGGCGTGGTTGATCAGCGAAACGCTCGCAAGTACGCCAACTACTTCGATGCGGAAGCTGCCACCGCGAAGCTGGTGCTTCACCAGGTGCAACTCGAAGCTGAACTCCGCGTCCGTGATCTGCTCTTCCCGGGCACCTACACACCCACACCCGTCGACAACGAATGGGATGATGCGGCCAACGCCGAGCCGATCGACGACGTTGAAGCTGCCGTACAGCGGATCTTCGACGCCACCGGCATCTGGCCGAATGCAATCACATTCAATGAAAAAGTCTTCCGCAACTTGCGCAACTGCGAGCAGATTCACGAACGCATTGCCGCGCTTGGTGCTGGTGACAAGATCAAGGCCAAAGATATCAATGTGGCAATGATCGCAGCCTGTTTTGATCTCGAACACGTGATCGTTTCTGGTGGTGTCTACAACACCGCTGATGAGGGTCTGACAGCGACCCCGGGCCCAATTTGGAGCGGTGAGTATGCCGCGGTGGGCCGAATCGCTGAAACGCAAGACATCATTGAGCCAGCGCTCGGTCACACGTTCCACTGGGCTGGCGACGGTAGCGAGCCGGGCGGCCTCATCGAAAGCTATTGGGACGAACGCACCCGCGGGGATGTCGAGCGGGTGCGCCACGACGTCGACGAAAAGATCAAGTACACCGAAATGTGGGATGTGCTCAGCAACATCACCACCTAACCCGTGGTGATGTGATCAAACGCCATTCAGTCGGGAGGGAGAGGCCTGGCTGAGACCGCTGCCGGAACCATTCGCCCGGCGGCGGTTTTTCTCTTCTCGATTTGTGCTTTGCTCCCGCTCCGGATTCAGCATGTCGCTGTTCACCGAAATCATGAGTGACGCCGGCGGGTCGGTCCTGTTCGACACCAGCGGCGACCAGGTCACCCACGTGCCGCGCGAGGGCGACGAAGCCGCGATGACGGCGCTACTCGGCGACGTCGAAACGATCGAACGGCAAACCAACCAGGGCAAGGTGAAGGTGCAGATCCGCAGCATCACCGTGTGGGCCTCGGTGCACGCCACCTATGGCGGCGTGGTCAATCTGCGGCTCGATGATTCGTTTTCGATTGCCGGCGAGCTGTGGAGCGTCACCGCGATCGGCGCGAAGAGCGGCACGTTTTGGAAACCGAAACTCGAAAAGACCAGCCAACGCCACAAAACCCGCGAACAAGCCTTTCAAAACTCGTAACGAATGACGCTGCCCACCACCGCCGCCGAAGGATCGCTCTCGCTCGCCGAGGAAAACCTCGCGCGGACCTGGGCCGATTGTGCGCGGTGGAAGTCGATCGTGGCCACGAAAGACGAGATCGATCCCGAAGCCATTACCACCGAGCAGGCCCTCGCCCGCATCTACATCGACGCGTTGCCGTCGCCCCGCGATGAGGACGACAACCTGCTCGAAGTCTTCAGCGTCGAGCAGCTCGCTGCCCTCCGGCCGTTCATCCTCATCGGCCAGCCGCCTCGCGCGAGCTATCGGGCCGAGCGTGTGGCGACCGACACCTATGCTGACGCCGGCAGCTTTGTGTCGCTCTTCGAATTCAGCGTCGACGCCGAAGATCGCGAGGATCTGAGCGAGGCTTTCCGCAAAATCAAAAACGATCTGGGCGTGATGCTCGATCAGGCGAAAGAGCTCTCCTACCTGCCCGGATATCTGGCGATCGATCGCTTTCAGGTCGACGGCCCATTCCGCTGCGAAGATGACGACGTCAACCAGCTCGGCGATCACGTGTTTGCCCTCGTCACCACGTTCTGGAACGGGGGGCTGCCAGCATGAGCATCGAAGTCAAAATCACCGAGCAAGGCCCCACGCCGCGGCTGATGATGCGGCAAAAGAACCAGGTGCACCGCGAAGCGGCCACCGACCTGGCCCACTTCTGGCACGATCAGTACGTGCGCAAGCACTTCACGCAGGCCGGCGCGAGTGAATACGGCTACGCGCCCCGCAAGGGCCAGCCAGGCAACCCGCACCCAAAGGGCTTCAAACGCAGTTACACCGGCCGCAAACTCGCGCTCAAAAACCACACCCGCCCGCTCGTCTGGAGTGGGGCCAGTTATTTGCTGGTGCTCGCTTCGCGCAACAACGTCACGGCGACTGCCACGAAGGGTCAAGCTACTGCCCGCCTCCGATTGAACGCCCCCGCGCTCAATTTCAAAAACCCGCGTTCGCGCATCGATATGCGGACCGAGCTCACCACGATCAGCCCCCGCGAGGCCAGCGAAATGAGCGTGCGGGCCGGGGAATATCTGCAGCAGCGGTACGCCGCGCTGCGCGACAGCGAAACCACCACCGTTTAGGAGCCACCACCGATGACCGTTTCAGCCCTGCACGGTTTGGAAGCCGTCAAGATCGATGTGAACGATGCGACCACGGCCGTGCTCTCGGGCGTCGGCGGCTGCCGGCTCGGCATCGAAAACGATCTCGGCAACGTCGCCACCGACGGCGAAGTCTACAGCCGGTTCATTTCGCTCCGCGGCCAAAAGCTGATGGCCCAGTTCAATTCGATGCACATCGCCGCCTCGCTGACCACATGCGGCTTTGGCTGCCTCCGGATCAGCGCCACCGGCGGCACGAAAACCGGGCTCACGCTGTACGCCAAGAAACAGCAGCAAGGCGGCAGCCGGGCGAGCGGCAGCGTGCACAATTCGTTCAACATCAAACAGGGAATTCTCTGCCCGCGGCGGCTCACCTGCGATCACCAGGGGGATGCGCGGATCGAATACGACGCGCTGGCCACTTACGACGGCACCAACAATCCGGTGGTACTCGGCGCCAACGTCGCCCTGCCAACGAATCCCGCCACGCCGGAGCGGTTCACGCTCGGCCCGATCTCGCTCGATCTGAACGGCACGCCCACCACGTTCAGCGGCAAGCGCGGCTTCGAGCTCGACTTCGGCCACACGGTCGAGTCAGTCGGCGCCGACAGCGACATTTGGGATACGTTCGCCCGCATCGTGGAAACACAGCCCGCGCTCATCCTCCGCGGCATTGATATCAGTTGGTTTGGCAGCTCCGCGATTCCGCTCACGGGCGTGCAGATCGATTACGCCGACACGATCGTAGTGCTGCAAAAGCGGGCCCACGGCGGCACGTTCGTCGACGGCGCAACGGCCGAGCATATCGGCATCAAGCTGGCTGGCATGGGTGTGATCGAAAACGCATTCGACGCGCAAGGGAACGCCACCGGCGAAGTCAACTTGCGGATCCCGTGCCACTTCGACGGCACGAATGCCCCGATCGTGATCGATACGACGTACGCGTATTTGTAAGAGCCCCGCACGCAGTAAGGGGAATGGACCGGATTTTTTCAAACAGGAGCAAGCGATGACTGACATTCTGAAAAGTGCCGAGCAGGCACTCGTAAAACTCGGCGGCAAATCTCCCGGCCAGGCTGCCGAGCTGGTCCAGCAACTCACGCCGGCCGAGCAGCTCGCCGCCCATAGCTGCCAGCAGGAAGGGGACAAAATCCGGCTGATCGACTTGCTCGATCACGTCGCCACCCGGCAACACATCGAAGCGGATCTCGCCGCCTTCCAATCGCGGACCGCGGAGCCCGCGCCGGCCGATCCCGAAGACCCGACCGACTCTTGAACCCTGGTCCCTGACCCCTAACCTCTAGCCCCTCTTCCCCCATGCCTGGTTTCTATTACTTCCTCCCCGGCATTTCTCGCCTGGCCCCCATGCCGTCGGCGGAGGAAATCGCCGCGCGCGGTTTGTCCTACGCGTTCGAAGGCCGACCGCACGGCCGCGGTTGCACGATCGCCGGCATCGAGGGTTACATCCTTGGCTGCCGCCGCCGGTTCGCCGACGTGGGCTATGTCTACTGGGACGCCGCCCAGCAATGGCACCCGCACCCCAGCGGCAAATACTCGGTCGGCTACTATCCCGACCAGCTCCCCGGCCCCGCCGAGCTGGGCCGCGCCAAACTGCTCGACGGTCACAGCATCGAGCTCGCCGACAATCGCCCGTGGCAGGTGCCTCTCGCTCGCAGTGTGCATGATCCTGAGAGTGCTTGGCAGATTTGCGCTTGGGCGTGTGATCTTCCGCAAGCCGTGTCGCTCGACGCGCACGGCAACTGGGTGGAACAAGGGCCGTTGCCCCGCTATCAGGCTTTGTGGGATCTGCTGCAGAGCTGGAACGACGTTCGCCGATCCTTCGCCGATGATCCCGGTGCGGCCAGTTTGCTCGAACACTGGAGCACTTACAAAGTTCGCGTCGACGCTGCAGTGCAAGTGCTCGCCACCAATTACGTGGTCGGCCCGGTCGAGTGCTCGATCCTGAAGTTACTGACCAAAGAACTGGCCAAAGAAGTGCTCGACTTGGCCATTGATCAGCCGGAGTTCGAGCGCCTCCTAAAAAAATATCTGGCGACCGTCGCGCAGGCCCAGCCGACTGCCGCCGTCGCTGGCTCGACTTCCTTAGCTGGGCCCGCGGACTCAAACCAGGTTACGCCCCCACCTTTGCCGACCTGATTGCCATCGAGTACGGCCTCGCAGATCCGGAACCGATTCACATTCACCAGCACGCGCAGTAACCGATCATGGCCGACGGCGGAATTTCGCTCGACATCACGCTGCAGGATCAAAAGCTCATCGCCGGATTGCTGCGCGCTGCCGGCAAGCAGAAAGAGTGGACGAGCGAGATCGACAAAACGAAAGCGCAGGCGGCCAAGGCCGAAAAAGAGCTCGATCGGATGGCGGCGAACGTCAAGAAAATTACCGCCACGCCGTTGGAAAAGTACAACGCCGAGCTCACCAAACTCGATACTCTGCAAAAGCGAAACAAGATTACGACGGAAGAACACCGCCGGGCCGTCACTATGCATCGGGCCGAACTTGAGCGGGCCACGGCCACCACCAGCAAACTCG